TTTCTGGACACACTAGCTGCGGTGGATGTGGTTGCAGGCGATTCCCCAAATGGCTAACGCGCGATTCCTTCACGTATCGGGTTGCTCAATTGAGTATCCATACCGGGATCGCGCCAAGCGAGTTTATAAATATGGACACGGATCTGCTCAAAGCCTTTTATGAGGTACTAAAGCAGCAAGCGAAAGACAGGGAAAATGCCAGTCGTGGTCGAAGGCGTATCAGAGCTTAAAAAGGCTTTGAAGAAGTTTGCGCCTGACCTTCGCAAGCAAATGGACGATGAAATCCGTGTTGCACTCAAAGAAGTTACAAATGCCGCTAAAGCCAAAGTTCCCGGTCAAGCTCCCGGTGGTCTTTACAATTGGCAAGACACAGGCGTTGCGTCAAAGAGTCGCACGTCACGTGCAGGTGGATTTCCTAAATATAATGCTCGCGTAATACGGCGTGGATTGACTTATTCACTTGGACGCAGCAAGCGCAATCGGAGTGGCTTCTCAAGCCTTTACTCATTGCTCAATAAATCAGCGTCAGGATCAATTGCCGAAACTGCTGGACGTGCAAGTGGTATGAGCGGCAGTTCACGCAGTCAAAGTAACAATCCACAGGCAGGATCCAGATTCATAGGTGGCATGAATGGCATCGGCCCAATGAAATCGCTGGATGGTCGCCAAAAATCAACTGGTCGCATCTTGTTTGCCGCGTATGCTGAAAACGAAGGTAAAGCATTGGATGGCGTTATGCGCGCCATTGACAAAGCCAGTCGTTTGTTTAAGGAACGTGCCACAGTTAGAAAGGCTGCCTAATGTCTAACATTCGCATTGATATAGCGTCTGAGTTCAAGGATAAAGGTTTTAAGCAAGCTGAGAAGGCAACTGGTGGCTTACAAGGAAATCTAAAGGCATTGGGGAAAACGCTGGTTGGCGTTTTATCGGTACGTGAAGTTTATCAATTTGGTAAGGCGGCAGTTAAAGCGTTTGGTGAAGATGAATTAGCAGCCAAGCGGTTGAGTCAAAGTTTAGGCAATCTCGGACTCGCGTTTGAAGATTCTCGCGTCACAAAGTTTATCTCAGATCTTGAAGCGACTAGCGGTGTACTTGATGATCAACTTCGTCCAGCGTTTCAGTCGTTATTGACCACGACAGGTTCAGTCACAAAGTCACAAGAACTTTTAGGTCTAGCATTAGACGTAGCAGCAGGATCAGGACAAGATGTTCAAACGGTTGCTTCGGATCTTAGCAAGGCATACGTAGGAAATACTAAATCACTTGCTAAATATAACACCGGGTTATCACGCGCCGAATTGCAGACCGCGTCTTTTGCTGATGTTCAGGCTTTATTGGCACAACAATTTGCTGGCCAAAACGCCGCTTACTTGGACACTTATGCTGGCAAGGTAGCCATTCTTAATGTGGCTTACGCCAACATGCAAGAAACAGTCGGCAAAGGTTTAGTCGATGCTTTCCAGATACTCTCAGGTAATCAAGGCATTGCTGGTGGAACTTCTGCCATGCAAGAGTTTGGCGATAAAGTAGCGGATACAACGCGTGGCATAGCTACATTGATTGCAGGTTTCAAGGATTTACAATCCTATGTCGGCCTTGTGCGTGAGTTTGGTGGCACACTTATAGGTAAAGGCAACCTGTTTCAGGCAATACAAGAAATTGGTAAAGTAAAACCGCAACCGTTCAAAACACCAATGACCGTAAGTGGATCAACGGATGCTCAAAGCAAGATTGATCGCGCTCGAAATAAAGCTGAAGCCGATGCAGCAAAGCGCGCTAAAGAATTATTGGCATTGACAAAGAAATCCGTGAAGGCACAAGAAGCCTTAAATAAAAAGAAAAAAGAAGAAGGCATACTAGGTCAAATCGCACAACGCTTTGATCTTGAACGCATACAAATTGCTGCTGCTTTAGGTGGCAAAATCAATGACGTTGAACGCCTGCGCCTAGAACTTATGCAGGCAATTCTTGATGAAGATGTTAAACGAGCCATTATTCTTGAAGGTCAATTAATTAAAGCCGAAGCTGCTGCGCAAGAATTGGCTGATTTGCTCGCAAGTCTTGATGATTTGGTCGGTGATCCGTTTACCGATTGGCCTGCCAAAATCACACGTATACAAGAATTGTTGAAACAACTGAAAATTGACATACCAATTGAAACTTTATTTGCTCAAAAAGGTTTAAAACTGGATCAAACCAAAATGACTGTCACAACGCTTCAGCGAATGGATGTTGATGCCAATAATGTTTACATCAACGGGCAAATGCAACAGACAACCACACCGACAGCCGTAATTAGTAATAATCCTTCAGCCAATAGCGAACTTGCGAGTACGGCGTTTGCGGAATATGTGGCCGGCAATCCAATCCTTGTTGAAGCCGTCCAATCACACGCCGATGCTATGGTGACGCTGGCAGAATCAGAACTTGCACTTGCTGATTTGTTATTGACCGAATCTATGGCTGGTGACACAACAATCAACGTCACAGTCGAAGGCTCAGTCACCGCCGTTCAAGATTTGGCAGAAGTCATCACCGACATCCAATACGAATACCAAAGAAACGGAAAGGGTCTGCGCTTTAGCAGCATTGCAATCTGATGGCAGCCCCAACAATCCGCGTATTTGTAGACTTTGATAGCGATACGGCTTTTGAAACAAATCCATTCATTCTCGGATCTGCGACCAGCGGCCTACTTGGCACGAATAAACTTGGCGCAGGCACATTGCCGGTTGAAATTACTAGCTTAGTTACACGTGTAAACATTAGGCGTGGCCGCAACCGTATAACGAGCAAGTTCGAGTTTGGTAGCGCGGATGTCGTTTTATACGATCAAAACGGCAACTGGAATCCAATGAACACCGCAGGTGCTTACTATCCAGACTTATTGCCATTGCGTCAAATCATTATTTACGCGACTTATTTAGGCGTGGATTATTACCTTTTTAGCGGTTACATAACAAATTACGACACAGGTTTCAAACAAGGCAACGAAGATTTATCGATGGTAACTTTGAGATGCGTAGATGCCTTCAAGCTGCTGGCAGGTTCAGCGATTACAACGGTGGCTGGCACAAGCACAGGGCAACTTTCAGGTGCTCGCGTAGATGCCCTGTTAAACGCCGTAGATTGGCCTGTAAGCCTTCGGGAAATAGATACTGGCAATTCTACCCTGCAAGCAGATCCGGGCACGTCTAGAAACGTTTTAGAGGCTTTGCAAACGGTTGAAAACAGCGAGTTTGGCGGCATATTTGTCGATGGGCAAAGCAATGTGGTGTTTGTAGATCGCGACACGCTTATCACAAGACCAGCCACCAGTCTTTACAGTTTCAATGATAACGGAACAGATATTTCCTACACCAATGCAGTTGTGGCTTATGACGACACTACGCTCATCAATGACGTAACTGTTACACGCTCAGGCGGTACGGCACAGAACGTCTATGACCAGACAAGCATCGACACGTTCTTCCTTCATTCAGGCATCCGAGACGGCATCCTTGTCCAGACCGATGCTGAAGCCTTGAATCAAGCCAAAGGCATATTGGCTACTCGTAAGGATCCAGAAGTCCGCATCGACTCAATTCAACTTAATCTTTATGACGACATCAATCCCAATAAGCCTAAAGCAGGTGTGGATATAGATTTGCTAGACGGCATCACGGTCACAAAGACAATGCCGGGCAATACTAGCGTCACACAACCAAGTCTTGTGAACGCTATTCATCACGATATTACCAAGTCATCATGGATGACAACCCTATTCACTTCTGAGCCTTTGTTAGCTGGCTTCGTGTTAAATAGCACGGTAAGCGGTATACTAGGCGAGGACGTCTTAAGCTACTAAGGAGACACATGGCAGGCGCAGGCTATAAGCTATTTAACACGGGAGACGTTCTCACGGCTGCCCAAGTAAACACTTATCTAATGGAGCAGACCGTTATGCGGTTCGCAACTACTACTGCGCGTGATACGGCGCTTTCAGGTGTGTTGGCAGAAGGGATGCTTTGTTACGTCGATGCAGACAACAATATTTACAAATACACAGGCAGCGCGTGGGTAAACATCGACACCACAGGTGGCGGTTCACCTTTAACGACAAAAGGCGACTTATACACCTATTCAACAACCGATACGAGATTGGGTGTTGGTACAAATGGACATGTTTTGACGGCCGACTCAACAACCGCAACAGGTTTGAAATGGGCAGCAGCGGCAGCCGGCGGCAAAGTTCTACAAGTTGTTCAAGGCACATATTCAACCGCTACTGCAACAACATCCACTTCTTATGTAGATACTAACTTAACAGCTTCAATTACTCCGTCATCAACTTCATCAAAAGTTTTGGTAATAGCAACGTTGCCAATGAAAATAAATGGTTCTGCTGGAGATGATTTACAAGGTTCAATGCAATTGGTTCGCGCCAGCACATCCATTTTGAATTATGAAAACAATTTGAGTATTTATCTAGGCGCTGCTCAATGGAAATTCCCATTGTCAATGACCTATCTCGATTCGCCAAGCACAACTTCATCAACTGCATATAAGGTTCAAATTAAGTCACAGGGCAAAACAATTACGGCTCAAGAAGGCAATTCAACCAGCGTAATTTTATTGCTAGAAATAGGTGCATAATGAAATTAGATGAAAAAATTGAAGCAATTTTACATATTCGACCTAATGCGCAATTCACTTTACACGGCGAAAATTTGGAATGGTTAGACTCAAAACAACCAGAACCGACTGAAACCGAAATCGAAGCTGGTTGGATTGCTTATCAAGCAAAAATCGCTCAAGACAAAAAAACGGCTGAAAATGCCAAGGCAACGGCTGAAGCAAAATTAGCAGTTTTAGGTTTGACCGTTGATGACTTAAAGGCACTTGGTCTTGGCTAAGTTGTGTAAAGCGGGGCAACAGCTGAGAGAACAGGTTGACGATGCGTGGCCCAGTAGAGATAGAGCTAGCGATGGTGCCGCAGCGTCACCTGGACATAAGGCGCATAGTCCTAAATCTGACCATAATCCTGATGAAAAAGGGATTGTACGTGCCATCGACATTGACGCTGACCTCAAATCCGACAAATCCGCGGCGTTCGACTTTGCTAATCAGTTACGACTACTTGCCAGAACTGATAAGCGAATTTCTTACATTATCTTCAATGAACGAATTGCATCCTGGGTCGGGAATTACCGATGGAGAAAATACAAAGGAATAAACCCACACAAGAAACATATCCACATTAGCTTTACAAAACTGGGCGATAACGATGGCAGCATGTTCTATCTGCCCATATTGACAGGAGACGAAGATGGAAGAACTAAAAGCGATAGCGGCAAGTTGGGCGCGAAGCTTCCTAGCAGCCGGGATAGCAACATATCTAGCGGTGGGTTGGGATGCACCTGCAATTGTCAATGCAGCTCTGGTCGCGAGTCTGCCAGTTATCCTTCGATGGCTAAACCCTAACGACACCGCTTTCGGACGGCGATGACACCTGCTGAATGGGCAGCGTTTGTCGCTGCCATACTTTCATGCTGCGCTCTGATTGTCGGCGGCCTTCGTTACATTATTCGACATGAAGTTCCGGGCATATTGGAAGCATCAAACATCGTGTCGCGCATCGATAAACTTGAATCAATGGTCTTAGAATTGCTGACTAATGAGCGCAAGAAAAGTATCAAAAAGCGAACTCGCCGCTAAACGCAAGCGGAAAGAAGCTGCTGCGCGGCGTACTGGTGAGCCATTAAAGCCTATTGATATTTGGGCTGCTCAAATCGTTGAATGTTACGAGGCTTTAGTACGTGCCGGATATGGTGAAGATCGCGCTCGTTGGTATATTGAAGAACAGATGCGATTGCCGGATTGGTTAGTTAACAATCCTGATCACACGCCATACGAAGATGATGAGGATGACGATTAAGCGAATCGTAGTCATATCAGATTTACAAGTCCCCTACGAAGATAAGAAAGCCGTCAAGAATGTTGCCCAATTCATCAGAAAATACAAGCCTGATGACGTTTTATGCGTGGGCGATGAAATCGACTTTCAAACAATTAGCCGATGGAGTTCCGGTGGGGATGAGTGGTCGGGAAGCATTGGTCGAGATCGTGACCGAACTGTCGAAGTCTTGGCCGAATTGCAAGTTCAACATCTCAGTAGATCCAATCATTCAGCCAGACTCTACAACTCACTAAGTAAACGCCTACCCGGTTTGATTGGCTTGCCAGAGCTGACCATTGAGCGGTTTCTACGGCTAGACGAATTAGGCATCAAATACCATCACAAGCCGTATCAATTCCATGAAGATTGGGTAATGGTTCACGGTGACGAACAGAGTACTAAGCCACAAGGCGGTTTAACGGCCTTAGAAGCCGCTAAGAGGCACGGAAAGAGCGTGGTCTGTGGTCATACTCACAGGCAGGGGATTTCGTCCTTTACAACGGCTTCTGGGGGCGTTTTAACGGGTATTGTAACTGGCTTTGAGGTTGGTCATTTAATGGATGTTTCTAAAGCGCACTACACGCGTGGAACATTTAATTGGCAGAAAGGTTTTGGACTGCTGTATGTGGATCGTAAAGGTGTTACGCCGATGGCAATCCCGGTGGAAAAAGACGGATCATTTGTTGTCGAAGGAAAACGTTACGGGTAGTCGTGACATTGATTGGGCGTTCCAGCATCAACTGCATCGCAAGTGGATTAAAGACGGCAATGCAAAAAGACAAGGTTGGTGGTCAATCTAGGGCGTGTCGTTGACAAAATAGCATTTAACCCTTCAAAATAGGTATTGAAATCCTATTTGAAAGGGGATATTCATGGGCACGATACGGTTTGACCGTAAGTCCGGAGCATATACGGACGGTAAAGTCTATGTGAAAGCCAGTTTCATTAGACAATATGCGAAATCAAAGCTAGGCATAAGCCAAGAACGCGGCAGATTAAGCCGTGAAGTTTTGGCTGCTTATTTTCTTGACGTGCATGGGGTGAGTGCAGATGTCGAATAACTTTACTCCAGAAGAAATTGTCATGATCACAATTGTTATCTGGTTATTTGGTTGGTTTGTTTACATTGCAATTGATTCTATCTATCAAAGGGGCTATCAGAATGGGTACGCAAAAGGCTACGTCAGGGGCAAAACCGTTGCGAGCGAAAGACATTTTGACTAATGCGGCAGACACGATTACTGAAAGAGGGGCAACGCATGGTCATTACGACATCACAATGTTGCGAACTGCGCAGCTTTGGTCAACCTTCTTGGAGCGTGAACTTGACCCGACAGACGTTGCAGTCTGTATGGCATTGGTCAAGCTCGCAAGAATTATGGAAACTAGAAACGTTCACGATTCTTGGTTGGACGCAGTCGCCTATTTCGCTATTGCCGGAGAACTCGCAGTCAAAGATTGGAATGATCTGGATGCTTACTAGATCGCCCAAAGGTCAATGGTGCGATTACTGCAAGATGCAATGGGGAACCGATCATTGGCGCGGTCAAACACAAGCTGTCTGGCAGATAACGAGTAAGCGACCCGGCAGGCAAATTGTTGTCAGACATTACTGTCAATCTTGCGCCAATTATGTTCAAGACTGGGGTTCATACACTTGGACTCTTAGAGAACAAATCGAATATGCACAAGGGAAGGAAACACTAGATGTTCAACTTGGAGAACTATGAAGATGTTGATACGCGCATCCATAAGTTTTATGAAAAATATCCAGACGGCGCAATCATTACAGAGCTGGTGAGCAATGATGAAGAAAAAGGCATTGTTGTATTCAAGGCACTTGCATACCGTACCTATGCAGACGCTACTCCTTCCAGTATTGGTTATGCGCGTGGTGCTCGCAAAGATCGTGGTGTGGATCGTGATTTTTGGCTTGAAAATTGCGAGAGTTCTAGCATTGGACGATGCTTGGCAAATCTCGGATTGTCAGCTAAAGGAAAGCGGCCTTCATCTTTGGAAATGGCAAAGGTTAATGACGCTGAAGCAAGCCCTAAACCCATACGTGTACGTACCGAAGAACAAAAGAACTTCATAAAGGAAAACAATCCTTCTGCTGAAATCGTTTGGGATACAACAATTGAGCCACCAGCAGATGTTCTAACGCTCGATGAAGCCATTAACAATGTGATGGCTGGTGTCAAGGCAGAAATCGTGCCTAAATGTGCGCACGGTGTACGCACGTTGCGTGAAGGCACAGGCAAGAAAGGCGCATATCGTGGCTGGATGTGTCCATTGCCATACAAGCGCAAAGCTGAGCATTGCAACCCAATTTGGATGGTGCTAGATCCGTCTGGTCGATGGAACTTTAGACCAGAGGATGAAGCGGTGATTGCCGGATGAGTCCAGAAATCAATCGCGGTGCTTACGTTCAGATTTGCTGCGATGTTTGCGGTAAAGCTGGACCATTGAAAGAAATCTTGATGGAAGAATCATTGAGCTGTTTATGTGAAACCTGTTGGGAAGATATGTTAGCAAGGGCAGGTGATGAATGATGTTGGTATTAGATAAACGGATTGACGTGTGCGACAATTGTAACGAGCCTATAACTGCTGGGGCAGTAAAGCCGTGCGAATGTCGCACCTGTCATGTGAGGACTAACTAGATGAAGCAATCACGTAAAGTTCGAGGCCGTGAAAGCGAGCGTATATTAGCACAATATCTTCGTGATCATGGATGGAAACACGCGCACCAAGTAGGGTCAGGTGCGGCTGGCAGCGATATTCAAGGCATCGAGGGCCTAGATATTGAAGTCAAATCTCGTGCTAATTTTGACCCTAAATCTTGCATGAAACAATTAAAGGATCGCAAGACCAATGGTTTAGGCGTAGCCGTCATGCGCCTAAACGGTCAAGGAGAAGCTGCGATTGATGATTGGGTTGCAGTATTAAGAGTAGAAGATCTTGTTTACTTATTGAAAGCCAATGGCTACTGAACCGAAACTAATCCACCGATGCAAAGGATGTGGACTATGGATCTACGGGAACAGAAATTATTGCGCAACATGCGACACGCCCGAAATTACGCACGAAGACTAATTAAACTTGACACCGTTGGTATGCTCAGACTCTCGCAAAGCCTGAGAGGCAGCTTTGCCGCGAGGCGAGCATTGGCCAGAGGTTTGTTTATTGCGAGCATGGCAATTGCACTAAGCTGCGCCGGACTAATAAAAGCAAATGCAAATCAAAAGCCATATCACGTTATGAATGTGAAATTATATGCTTACAACAAACTAAACTGGACTGAGTTTCAATGCTATAACTGGCTTATATTCCAAGAAAGTCGTTGGGACTATCGTGCGAAGAATGGATCGCACTATGGTTTAGGTCAAATGAAATCTAAATGGTATGGCACACTTAACCCTTATGAGCAGATTGATGCACACTTGATTTATGTTAAGCATCGATACGGTACTGCATGTAAAGCCTATGATCATTGGGAGAAATACAAATGGCATTAAAGCCATACAGAGCTACAAGCCATTGGAAGAAGTTAAGGTTGCAGGTACTTAAACGTGATGCTTACACCTGTGCTTATTGTGGTGACGTGGCTAATGAAGTTGATCATCGCGTTGCAAAAGTCAAGGGCGGCGAAGATACATTGGACAATTGCGTTGCTGCGTGTAGACGATGCAATATACAGAAGAAAGATCAAGACGAAGCGGTTTTTTTAGCAGGTCGGTCTAC